CTGCTTGCCCTGCTCTTGCATCTGCGCACGCTGGAGCTGCATGCGCTCGTCCATCTGCGCAATCTGCATTTCTGCCTGCGCCTTGGCTGCGCTGCCGTCGTCTTTCTCGGGCAGCGGCTGGCTGGCTGTCTTGATTGCCTCGTCTAGCACTGTCTCCATATCTGCACTGCCTTTGAAGCTCGCGGTGACCCACTGTACCATGCGCAGCAAGAATGGCATGGCGTCCGGTCGTTGCTCGAGTATCATGCCTGCTTGGCTGATGTACTGCCCCACGGCTGTCAAGTACTCGGTACGCATTTCGCGCTCTGCGTTGTAGTCTGCGAGCGACAGCGTTTCTTCGCCAATGTCAATGCGGTATTCCGCCGTGTTGTAGTCCTTCAGCAGCGCAATGGCTGGTTGCGCGAACATAGCGGACTCGGTCTGTTCGATCTGGCTGATTTTGGCAATGGTTTCAACGGAGAAGTGCTTGCACATGATCTCTGACCGAATGCGAATAGCGTCAGTCACCCACCGCGCTACCGTCTGCTGCGTAAGCTGTAGACGTACGCTGCTGTACTGCGCCTTCAGCGTCTGCGCCTTGGCTGTCTCCCTTGGCGAGCTGGCCCCGCGCATGATGTCGCTGATGCTGGTGAGTTCGTATATCTGCCCGACGAGCAACGCACGCTGCTCCACGAGCTTCATCAGCACTTCGGCAATCACCTCTACCGGAAACCAGTCTACTACCTTCGCCAGTCCGCCTTTTTCAGAGAAAGACTCCCAGTTGTCCACTGGAATCATGGCGAACTCTGGCCCGCTGAGCATGTTTTTCAGCGCAGTGTTCGTGCCGTCGTAGGCACCGACTACGCGCAGCGCCTTTGTCAGCACTGCGATGCGGTCGTTCAACAGGTCCAGTTCTTCGTACTGGTCCCGCACCATGCTGTAGTCAGCACGGGGGATAAGGTTGCGCGTGCTCACCGTGGCGAACAGGGGGCGCGGGCACGGGAAAAAGTCGTCCAGCTTGAGCGGGTCGTCTACTTCCTTGAGCGCTTCTTCGCAGTGCCGGTTGATGAAGTACACCTTGTTCGTGTCTTCGCACCACACTTCGAACACTTCCACCCGCCCGCGCTTGAACCCCGCTGGCAGCTCTTTATCTTTCGTGCTGAGGGACTGATCGCTATGCCCCTGCTTCACATCGTCGTACTTTTCCTTGCCGTACAGCTTGATGAAGGTCTTTTTCTTCAGCCAGCAGCGCCGCGCAACCCACCACACTTCTTCCCATGTGCGGGAAGGTGACCAGATAAAGTCACGGTAGTGAACGTAGTCGCACGGGGCCGTTTCCTTTACAACGACGTTGTCAAGGATCTCTGCGTCGTAGCGTAGCCACACCTGCCCCATGCCGGGGACCAGCCGGTCCTCAACGCCGTTGCGCAGGGCGGTGTGCATGCTGCTACCGTCCTTGTTGAACTCAAACTGGTTCAACCGTTCCAGGATCATGGCGGCAACCCGCGCCACGTCATCTTTGGAGTCTTCGTTTTGCCGCTTCACCGTCGGTTTGGGCGGCGTGGCGTAGAGCGCAGCCATCATGATCTGCACATTCGCCCAGAAGATGTTGTAACGACGAACATCCGCAGTTTGGTTGTCTTCGTCACGGTCGTCAAGGTACCGAGAAATGATTCTGTCGGCGTATTGCCACCATTTCTTCTGTAGCTCGACCTCCGTCTTATTCAAGACGTCGTTCCACCACTTGCCGCTATACTCGGGAATGCTGTCGTTCGGTGTGTCAACCATAGCCGCTCCGGCGGGACGACGGGGCCGTATCCCAGATATCGTTCAGCGAAAAGCCGTAGTGTACGCCTCGCGCTGCCGCTTTGACAACTGATTTTTCTTGTTTTTCGTCCGGGCCGTGTACACGGGGGGCCGTGACAATATTGGCGTACCGGAACATGTCCGCATAGTGGCTGGACCAGTCGTGAACGGGGTCGTCTGTGAATATCTTCTTCTCTTCGTCGTACTTCCTGTGATACGACTTGAGCGCCAGCACGAGTTTAGCTGTGTGCGGCTTGTGAAAGTACCAGCCGGGGAACCCCGTTCTCGTCGCAGCGATACCATCCAATAAGCCGAGTTCCGGTACCATTCGCGGTTTGATTCCGGCCTTCCTGAAGTGCTCCACTATACTCCGTCCGGTCTGAAGTGTCTTCGCTTTGGCGTCGTGCGGTAGCCACACGGTGCCCGGCTTCGCCTTGTTTTCCTTCCACGTGGCCTTTATGTGCTCGATGTAGTGTGAGATTGGCTTCAGGTTGTCCGCATGCGACCTGATCATGACGTTGCCATCAAACCTCTGCTGGTAGTAGCCTATCGTCGTGTCGTCGTGCCAGCCCAAGTCCATGACTACATGCAGTGGCAAGTCTTTCTCCATTGGGTATTCGCCAATGCGCTCTTGCAGCTCCATAGCTTCAATTTGCCGGGCGTATAGTGCGCCGCGCACACTGGCCTCGAACGAGCACAGCATCTCCTGGGCGAACTGCTCCTCGTCCATCATCTTCTTCATCATGTCGATATCCTCTTGGGGGAGGATATTCGTGATGTTGTGCGGCAGAAAGTTTACGAACCAGCTACTGTCTTCCTTGGCTTCGTAGTACATGTCGCGGAAGTGGTTGGGGCCATTCGGCGTGCCCATGAATACAGCCCACCCTCGGCGATCCACGAGGGCGGGTAGCAGGATCTCCTGAAAGATGCTGCCCCGCATGTTGCCGAACTCATCGAGAGCACACCCGTCAAGATATAGCCCACGGAAGCTGTCCGGATTGTCTGCGCCATAGAGTGTTATCCTCGGCTTGTTTGGCAGCGCGGACAACTCCGCATACAGCCCGCTCTCGTTGATCTTGGGGGAGAATGGCGCTGCGTAGTCTTTAAGATACTGCCACGCGATGTCTTTGGCCTGTCGCAGAAACGGGGCGATGTAGGCGTATCTTGGGTTATCCCGTGAGTTGTAGCTGGCCTTCTCAATCAGGTCATTTATAACTGTCACGGTCTTGCCCGCGCGCCTATGCGCCACGAGCACGGCCCACCGCTGTTTCCGCAGGTGAAAGGGGCGGAAATACGCGCGCGGCTTGTACAGAGACTGTATAATCACTCTGTAGTGTCCGGGTGCGCGTCTAAGTCCCCGGGGGGAATGGCGTGCTGGATGATTACTTGGGCATTGTCCCCTATGCTGATAGCCGTACTCGGCATCAGCTTGGAGTACAGGGGGTAGAACTTATCTGGGTTCTTGTTTGCCCACATTGCCAGCCTGGAAATGCCCCCGATCATTACAAATGCGTTCTGGAAGGCATTTGCAACGTCGCTGCGGTTAAATCCGTCTTTTTCCCTGCGTAGCTGGGGGATTTTCGTATCCCCTTCAGCTATGGACGTGAGTACAACAGGGAAGTTATCGTTCTGGTCAATGTCCATGGGGCGAACCCTACCACAGACTGGGCCGGAATGCAAGCAGCTTTGTTTTTGATGTTGAATTCAGAATACACAGTATTTAGATGTTGAATCTACTCGAGAATACACGGGACGAACCAGTAAGTGAAAATGTTTGCGTTGGGGTTGTGTATACCCCGGCATTAAAAACCAATGCCCAACAGTTAAAACACGTTTAAAACCATACACTTACAAGCAATACCTAACAGCATGCTAACGCACGTTGTAACGGCAACGCACAGGCAACGGCACAGGCACAGGCAACGGCACAGGCACAGGCAACGGCAACGGCAACGGCAACGGCAACGGCAACGGCAACGGCAACGGCAACGGCAACGGCAACGGCAACGGCAACGGCAACGGCAACGGCAACGGCAAGCCGCCACTACGCTACGCTACGTGGCAGCTCATCGGGTGTTGCACTGCACCATATGGTGCAGTGCAGTGGGTAGGGGGGCTGGCAGCGCCAGCCCCCCTAGTGCTACGCTACAATGGCAAGGTGCCCACGGGTAACCAAATACCCAAAATGGTTTAACGGGCACTGTGCGGCGGCTTGCAACGCCAGCGTGGGCGCCTGCCCACCGTTGGCCGCCAACGTGGCGTTAATGGCTAGCCACCACGCAATATTGTGCGGTGCCCGCACACCGTACGGGCGGCTGCCCAGCGTAAGCACAGCCGCTGCCTTACCGCGCCCCAGCACCGCTACCACGGGTGCCACCACGGGTGCCACCACGGGTGCCACCACGGGTGCCAGCGGGTGCGCTGCCTTGCTTGCTGCCTTGCCCGTTGCTGCCTTGCTTGCTGCCTTGCCTTTGGTAGTTGCCATGTTTGCATACCCTTTGCACTAGTACCGGTTGCCCACCGTAGGGTGCCAAGCAAAGCGCCCGGCACACCCTACTATATGCAGGTAGCATGCCAGCCTGTGCCAGCCCGGCAAAATACTTTTTTGCCTTTACATACAGGCACTTAGCTATGCTTACAAGCCTTACAAATTGTAACAGGGTGCCCAAAAGTGGCACATAGTGCCGCAATTTGCGGTAGGTAGGCTGGCATGGTATGTGCCCACAGCCCAACGCCGCCTCGTGCAGCCCAACGCCGCCTCGTGCAGCCCGGTAGGCTGGCATGGTATGTGCCGCAGTAAGTGCCCACTTACGTTAGTAAGTGCCCACTTACGTTAGTAAGCGCTTATTAACCCGGACGCGAACATGTTCTTCGAATTGCGGCAAGGAATACATTCGAAGTCGAACCCGAGGTCGAGTTCGAGGTCGATCTCGACGAGGAGGTCGACCTCGACGAGTACGAGGGCAGCTCGAGGTCGCGCTCGAGTTCGGAGCTCAGAACATCGGAGCAAGCCCATCCGTTCGACATCGAGGATTTGGAGCTCGTCCTTCACAATCGAGCTCGAGGGTTTGGAGCTCAGAAAATCGGACCTAGGTCCGAGTTTCCGAAGACTGCTATTCGAACCACAGTTCATTCAGGACGACGTTGTACATTGCCGCCGCCCGTATAAACTTTTCAGTATTGTCGAGATGCACGCCCAGCACAGTACCCGCTGGCGTTCCCCACAATGGGGTGTACTGTTCATGCAGGTTATCGAGGTAGGGCTTGTAGTGGTTCTGGACCTGATCTGCTATGGGGGCCAACTGTTCCAGCCAGTATTCCAGCGTGCCCTTTGTTGCGAAGAATGGCGTGAGCTCCGAGTCGCCCGCCGGTATGGGGTGCAGGTCCTTGTCCAGGTACCACAGGGTACACATTTCATCGAACAGGGCTTGCAGGTAGGTTGCCGTGTGCGGAGACATGTACGGGCCGCCCGCCCCTTGCGTGAGCGCGACATGGTTTTCGACTACGCTAAAGTTTTCTTCGTTCATTCTGAGCTCCTTACGGGTTGGGTGTGGCGCCTGCCACACCCATACTGTACTACGTTCCGGGGGGAATACAACCCTACAGCGGTATGTAGGGTTCGTCGTCGGGGGCTTCGTCCTCGATTTGCAGTGGGCGCAGTTGCAGCTCTTCTATCGAGGATAGAGGCACTACCACAAGCAACTTGGACAGCGCCTGCGGGAAGCTGGGCGCGGCTATTCTGTAGTGCTGGTAGCCAACTTCGAACTCTACATACGCGTACCAAACTGTTTTCATCTGAGCTCCTGACTGTGTAGTGGCAAGCGCCACACCCATACTGTACTACGTTCCGGGGGGAATACAACTAAGAACAGTGTAACAGTTTGACGAGTTCGAGTACGAGGTCGACCTCGGGGGGCGGGGGGCCTCATGGGGGCCTCTGTTCGACATCACACACGAGGTCGAGTGCGACTTCGCACCCGAGATCGGGGGATCTTGCGCGCGTTTCGGAGCTAGTCCTTCAGGATTCGTCATGCACCATTTTGGTGCTCAAGATCTGAGTCCGCACGCATTTCGGAGCTAAAACATTCAAATTGGCATGGGTTTTTTGACCCGGTTACGCGCTGGCCGGGGCGCGGTTACAGGGTTAAAACCGCAAAAACCCTTTAAAATCAACGGCGTTACAGGGTTACAGGGTTTTAAGGTACCCGCTACAGCTTGTGCGCATGCGCATGCGTGTGCGTGAGCGGGCGCATGCGCACACACACATAGCCTTTTATTACCTTAACCCCGTAACCCTGTAACTAGATATTAAAATTAAATATATAAAACAACAACTTAAGAGGTTACGGGAAGAGCGTTACGGGGCGGTTACGTCCCCCCTTCCACAGCCACCGTGTAACCAAGCCTCAGAACTTGCCTTTGGTCATTCCCGCCCCCTTGGCGTACGCTGCCTGCACCCGCGCAGGCGTCCACGCATGTTTCCTATCACGGATAATCCACACCCTCTTGGTCACCCCGTCTATCTTCACAATGAACCTGACAAACCCGAGATCCTGCATACGCTGGCCGAGCGCATTCTTCAGCCCTGGGGTTATCTTGAATGTCTCCTCAGGCATGTACGCCACGGCCACTTGATCCGGCGTCAACACGCTAATCCCGTGCATCCATACCGGCAGCGCACTATCGGGGTCATCCCACAAGTCGCGGCACCACTTCTCCATCGGTCCGCGCGTGCTATCCGTAACAAGCTCTTTCCATTCCGTGTTGGGCGCAGCCGCATTGGGATCGAACCCCGCCATATCCACCCCCAACAGGTGATGATACAGCGCCTGTGCGCCGCCCTCGTCCGCCCACTTGAAATACGAGTTCCAAACCTGCCTGTCAGAAACCACATTATCCCTGTCACCAAACTTGACCACGCACGCCCGCCTATCGCCCTCATCCAACTTAAGGCTGTCCGAGTAATTTGAAGTGGTGATCAGATTTAGGTGGTTATCCACCACAAACTCAGGCTGCCCCTTGGTATTGACTGCGAGTGTGGGCGACGTAACGAGTATCTTGATTTTGTTGGTGATTGATATAGCGCCCACATCAGAGCCGCCATGTATCTCATCCAAGTTTACAAACTGACGAGTCGCGTACAGGCTGTTAAAGTCTCCAGCCAGCCTCTCCTTCGTCAGCACTACCGCATTCTCACCATACACCTTCATTATCGGATGCAGCACCGCATTCTTCCCCGTGCCGGGTGGCCCATACAGGTGCACGAAGCTAGTCATTTTGCACCCCAAGTTCTGGAGGGGATACGCGAACCACTGCACCAGCCACCGTCGCAACACCGGGTCAGGCACATTGCGCTCCAACAGCGACAACCACGGCTCCACATCACCATTCTCAGGCTCGCAGCCCATGCCATTCCACAGATTCAGAAAAGCGGGGCACACCTTATCCTGACCGGGGGCATACACCAGACTATCGACCGCGTGCCTGCGGGGGTCCGCCAGCCACAACCGTGGAAAGCCCACGCGCTTACCCTCATCCGCCCCCTCGATAGTGATGTGTGCATAGTTGACATCGCAGAAAGACGCCCTGCTCATCTGCGTGCCCGTGTTAATCTCCACGATGCGTGACAATGACCGAACTACGGCGACTGCACTATTCATACTGTGCAGCTCTAACTCGTACTGACCAAGCTCAACCTCATCACCCTCGGCGTCTAGCCACGCCAGCGCCGCCACATCCCCCACGGCCACGGCGTAGTCATCGAACCCTTGGTCTAGCCCTGCCGCAGTCTTGGGCACCGTAAGCGCACGGCTCGCCCGCCCATGTATCTCCCACAACTTTGCCGCCAGTCGTGCGCGTGCGTCCAACACATCCGCATTGTCTTCAGTATTGCTGTCAAACACGATTACCGGCTGCAACTCCATCGTTTTCCAGGGTATATCCTTCAACCCTTCGATAAGCGCGTGCCCATGCTTGCGACTGCTCCACCCACGCACACCATTCAGACCGACAGACCACTTGCCCAGCCGCGCGCCATTCGCCGCCTTTATGGCAGACTCGTGCAGGTACACACGGTCGCCCTTCTTCAAGTGGCCCCAGTCCAACGTGTACGGCAGATACGCTACGGGCGGCTCTCCTGGAGGACAGAACATCTTGCCGCGCCTGTCCTTCACCATGCCCTGCCAGCCCGCCCGCAAGCCCGTCCCCACCAGCCGCATGCTCCACCACGGGTAGTAGTCCCCACTCGTAGTCATGTGGGGAAACACAATGCCTATGCGCTCGTCGTACGTCTTGCGCTTGAGCACGATATCAAGAATATCGCTAGCGGGGCAGACTCGCAGTCCTAACTCAACCATGAGTTCGACTGGGATGCCCCGCTTGTCCAGGTAGTCGAGCGCGAGCTCGTATCCCGGGCAATTCTGGTCCTCTTGTATAGGACCGAGTGCTAATTCAATCTGCATAAAGGTCAGCATACGCCGACCCCACACGCAACCCGCCGTGGTATACTTGGCACGTAACTCTCTCCTCTAGTTCAGTACAAACTCGGTAAAACGCCCCCCGCATTCGCAAGGTGCTGGGGGCGTTTGCCATTGTAGGCTGCTGCGCTTATGTGCGCCAGCCCACATAGTTCACGAACATGTTCGAGTAACTGTTACACTGTTCGCTGTGCGCTCGCTGCAGAACGTGGCAAAGTGGCAACACTGCAACGGCACACCGCCTGAGCAGCAACCCAAAGGACTAGTGACATGAACGTTATTATCTCGGTTAGCTACCACTCCTTCCATGTGTCGGCACCCGCCGCCACGATTGAAGCCCTTGTTGAAGCCCTTGGCAAATCCGTTGTAGTGAACGAGCACTACAGTCAGGAGCTGCGGGCCACAGTGTACGTGAAGAAAGCGGACGAGTACGACCGTCCGCGCATCGGCTGTCAGGTGCTGGTGAGCAACAACATGCCGATAAACCTTGCGGCGTACGAGCAGATGGAGCGCAAGTACAAAGAGAACGAGGAAGCGGCACGGGGCCTCGTGAAGTCACAGAAAGAGGAGAGCTAACATGAGGGCGACAGTCAGCAACGCACGCATGCTCCGCACGGGGCAGCCGCTGTCACTGTCGCAAATTCAGTCGGTTGCACCGGCTGTTTTTGCGCCAGTGGCACACCCCGACCGTAGCGAGCGGTACCGCTACATCCCCACCGTGGAACCGTTGCAGTCTTTGATGGACGGCGGCTGGCAAGTGTGGGAAGCCCGCCAGCAGCGCTCCCGCAAGGACGACCGCGACCCCTACATGAAGCACATGCTGCGGTTGCGCCACGGCGCAGACAACGGGTACACACGTGCCCCCGACGGCACGGCGGAGGTCGTACTCACCAACGCACACGACGGGTCTGCGAGCTACACGCTACAGGCGGGCTTTTTCAGGCTCGTGTGCAGCAACGGAATGACAGCCGGTCGCATAATCGGCAGCATTCGCGTACTGCACACGACCTCTGCGCTCACCACGGAGGAAGTTCTGCATGCCAGCCAACGTGTGCTGGAAGAGAAAATCCCCGCCATGCTTGGCGACGTGGAGCGCATGCGCGAGTACGAAACCAGCGAGGACGAACGTATGGCGCTGGCCGTCATTGCGAGCAAGCTGCGCTACGGCACCAACCTCGCTCCCTTCCCCGCAGTGGATCTGTTGACCGTGCGCCGCTCGGTTGACGCCGCGAACAACATGTGGTGCGTGCTGAACCGCATTCAGGAGAATGTGATGGACGGGGGGTGGTACACGAACTCCCTGCTCATGGGCAGGCGCAGCATGGTACGCCCTGTTGAGCGAGTGACTGAAACGAGCGCAATCAACATGGGCATCTGGGACGCTGCCGCTGCAATCGTGGAGGCGTGATGGAACCCACCGAGCGCACCAACTGCAAGACGATTTTCGAGGCGT